GCCATATACCAGTGCCCACGCCATAAGTGACTGCACCACCACGGATGTATGACGTCTGATCAAATGTGATTGATCCAGATGTAATAGCACCTAAATTTGCGCTGATTGCTCTTAAGTCTTCAGCGTAGATTTTGCTAGCCACCACGGAATAATCAACAAGATACCCACCGTCACGGGTGTTCATCCACTTGTCACCATCCCATCCGTACAGGATATATTCGCTGGTGCCGGGTGCCTTGTACATGACCCCTGTATGGCCGTTAACGTCCGCTGGGGATGCTGGTAATACCTCAACTTCTGGGATACCTGCTGGTGTTGCGGGTGTCTCCGATACGATGGGACTCCAGTTGATTGGCTCACCAAAGCTATCAGCATATGCAACAGCACAATAATAGGTTGTACCGGACTCTACCCCTGTCATCATGTAGAAAGGTATGTCACCACGTGCCACGGCTGTATCTAATGATGGCACAAATGATGGATCATCACTGACACAATAGATAGTCTCTAAGTAATCAGGATGAGTAATCCTATCAAGTCTAGTAGTTGGTTCGATCTTGATGGACTTAACACCCGGAGTGACTATTATTGATGGTGCTGGTATTGGTGGATTGAAAAAGGTCTTTGTATTGCCAACTGATATCTTGTTGTTGGTGTCACGGCAAAAAACAGTTACCTTAATTTCGCGTTTTGCTGCCCCACCATTCAAAGTCTTGTTCTTGTCAAAAAGATATGTATAGGATCTAGTCTCACCAGCAGGGACAGCAGGCGAATAATCAGTATAGATAATCTCGTCTGTGAGAGCATCCTTAATGTCAATACGGAAATCCTTAAGGATAGCCCCAAGCTCTACATTATTTTGGGTTGGATTAGTCCAAGTGATATCTAGGTTGCGGTCATAAAATGTGTAACCACCGAAATTAGTGACCTCAAGATTTGTTACTGGGTTTAAAAGACTACCAGTACCACCACTTAGACTATATGAATAGGTTCCGGTCAGTGCTGTTGATGTAGTCCCATTTACCCCAACAGCTTGGATCTTAACGTCGTAATTAGCCTCAGTGACGTTATCAATATCAAAACTGTTGTTTGATGTGGTGCTAGTTGTCCAAGACCCATTATCCTTTCGCCATTGGACTTGATAATGCTTGATCGTCACACCAACAGGCTGAGTCCATCCAACATTAAGTGTCCGTCTGATACCCTCATCAGTAACCCTTGCTGAAAGCAAAAATGTTAGGTTTGTTGGGGGTTTGATCCGACCGTTACCAATGCCTGTGTATGGTGGTTGCTCAACAGTAATACCACTCTCTATACGTGCGTACTTTGATGGATCATGGAAGATTGCAACAATATCAAGTACATTTGATTCTGATTGATTGATTTCAGTTATTCTAAACTGGCGACCAACAACGGTTGAATCAAAAGCAAATACATTACCCGCAGTGACATTGATATTGCTTGGCAATACGATGTAATCATGAGTGCCTGATGTTGTTAGGCTCACCGTCTCGACATCAAGACCATCAAATATTGATAGCTTATCCCCGAAAGCATAAGTGCAGACACGATCAAGATATATCTTATTGGTTGACCCTTGATTCTCAACAGACAGTACCCTGCCCTGCTCTTTACGGGCAGAATAATTCTCATCGTGAATCTTTATAACGTCCCCTAGTCTCAATCCGAAGGCATTAAAGGACATTGAGAATTTAGCAACCTCATTTTGGTTTAGGGCTGTCTCGAGATACCAACGGCCTGTACGGATTGCCTGTGACTCAGTGACTGCACCCAACGCCTGAATATTGACAACATTAGGACCGTTGTATCTTTCTAACTCCGATGGTGCGGCCTCAACTGTTGTGACTTGTGGTAAGTGCTGGTTTTCGCGGTCAAAATAAGTGACATTGACGATTGTGTGTCGACCTTGGTTTGGTGTCCCCGCGTAAACGAATGTCCCATCAACCACATTTGCATTAGTCAAAATAGCTACTGGGCTAGCTGGTCGATCTTGTTGGATACGGTATAGACTGCCCTCACGGATTAGGACACTATTGCACGACCCAGCAACATCATTAAGGACTTTAACTGCGTCATTAGCATCATCAATCTTAAAGTCAAAGGTAAATCGTCTCTCTAGCTGTCCTTTGCCATTGACGACGCGCTCATCACAGTACACAGAGGCATCAAAAAAGCTATAAACATCAATCTCATCAGGTGTTACCCAACGACCACAACCGAATCGGTCATTAATTAATAGCTCATACAGTATCCATACTGGGTTATTGGTCCAATCACGTTTAAAGGTGCCGTCCCAAATCCCAGTGTAAGTAGCTTGCACTGGGTCGTAATTGCTTGGTATGTGACATATCAATCCATCAACCAGATAGGTACGCACAGGTACTTGATTATTAGTTGATCTTGCAGATACCTTTAGACCAACATATGCAATGTCTGGATACGCTTGCTTCTGATCAATAACCTCGATCACGTTAACAAGCTGTGTGGTATTTGTTAATCCAGCAGTATCTGAATCCTCTGTGACACGGATGACCTTGATTGACCATTGGCCTGTCCCTGATGGGCGTTTGACTTCGTGGCTCTCGAAGTATGCTGATGTGCTCTTACCAGTGATCTTGATTGAGTTGTAATACTGATATACCCCGGTTGAGTCCGCTGTGTGCACCTCAAACTCAACACTACCCCCAATCACATCACCATTAGTCTTTTGCTGGTATAGGCCAGATGTCAAACCAATAACAATAACCGCAGTGTCAGCAAGAGGATTGACAACGGTATAGATTGCTGGTTGTGATTTTTTAATGACTAGGTTTGCTTCGTGTAGGCTTTCAGATCCGGGGAAACCATCAATGTATGATTGATCTGGTAGGCCATACCTCTCCGAATATTCGACATCATAGGCCATTGTGTCATCGGCTGATTTGATTGGAGTGCCATCAAACAGGATTGATTTTGCTCCATTCACAAGCCCTTTAATCTCACCCTCTGACAGTACATCTATAACAGACACAATGCTGTCTGACTGTAATGTGTCATCCTCTATGAGTGGAGCACCACCACCGCCTTTACCACCACCAGAACCTATAATATCTTTTGTAATTAGCATATACATTTTTTCTTTGTTATTAGATATGATATTTATCTGGGCTCTACATGCCACCGCCACTATCTATAAACACATATTCGCTGTCTAACACTGGTAATGGATCTATGGGTGATTGCACCTCTTCGGGTACTGGAGGAACATAAATGTCCTTAGTTCTTAGACCTATTGATGCAATAATGCTACCAACAGTAAAACGACCAAAAATCAATGGTATAGGTGTTCCGGGGTCAGTGACGTTTTCTTGCTTTCTAAAATAGTAAGACTCTTTCTTTTCTTTCTCGTCACTGCTGCCTAATTTTGGCTTTGGGGACAAAGCAACAACAGCGTATGACAAGACCATTGGAAGCACGATATTAGTTGCGACGAATGCAACAGCCGCCGCCATTGACGCGGACATACCATAAGCAATCAATGCAGCTTCTATACCAGATCCCTCAATCTTAGGGATTATGTGTAGTTCATCACAATTTAATGGGAAGTCCTTGTTTTTATCAGTAATTGGGGTGGATTTATCGCCGCTTTTTTTGATTATTGCAACCTCATCAAGACCAGTGAAAGTAGTCCTAAATTCAGGTATGAGTGAACACAAGGCACTGTATGCCTGATCCCAACGATTGACATTAACTTGCAATGGGTCTTGATGTAGCTGTTTTAGCTTACCGTAAAGATATATTTTCATTGTTATTATTCTTATGTTATTAGTGATTTGTGACGATATACTCTCACGATATATTTGGACCACTTAGTCAGTGAGTCATAACCAGACAAGCGATTAGGCAACTGGTGCAGGATTTGATTATTGCCCGTGTAGATTGCTGCGTGCTGGGGGACGGGTGATCTAAATTGGATCAATAGCACGTCATGTATCTTAATTGATTGCTTTGACACCTCAACAAAACCATTATCGGTAAATCTGTCCTCGGTGTAGTTGTCCCCACCCTTCAGCCACCATTCATATTCACGTGGATAATTTGGAATACTGATACCTAAAACAGTCTTGTAGTAATCCAAAAAGAGTGACAGACAGTCGTTCTTACCGTGAATAAACACCCTACCCTCTAGGGGCTCTTCATCACAACCGATCCATATAGGATCACTGCATGTTGCACCGTCTGTCCCTAGAATGCCCCATGGGACACCCATCTCAATCTGGCTTATCTGGTCTTGCTCTGATGGTGTCCTTAGATCAACTCTGTTGTAACTGGGTGACTTATTGGTGGACGTGTGACTATGCAGGACTGCTTGTAGTGACCCATCAATCAGGTATTGAGCATAACGATCAGCGGTGATTGTGAAATGATTTATTGGGTCTTTGTGAATGTTATCAACAATAATAACCTCACCGGACACCACAAGTGCACAAGCCTCTTTTGGATATTGATTTATACAGTGCTTTTTGAATATCTCTAATTGATCACTTGATATCATCTGTAGGTGCTACCTCCAAGACTGGGAAATATTGACTTTGTGGCGACACGTCCGGGGATCATCAGCTTGGTTAGCTCAAGGGCACTACACAGTTCAAAATTAATATACGTCGGGCTTTGCGCTGTCTTTTGACTGATATAAAACACGTCCTTTATGCATTGTGTTGGGTCTGGTGTCTCTCCACTATCCAAATAGCATGCAAAGGTCTGGATTCGGGTAAGCCGTGCTCCCACAATGTCACCAAGTGCCACAATCTCACCAAGCAATATCTTGTTGATATTTGACACTTTTAATTCGCATCTTGGTTGACTGCCATCTGACTTACGAGTCAAACCACTAAACTCTATTGGCAATAATGTGTAGCTCTCTCCACCAAAAGTGACATAACCAGCACTATTGACACAGTTCGTAAAACGATAGACACCACCACCAATACGGCTCATATCAAGCTCGAATAGCTCGATGTAACTTGGTAATACATCCTGTTGTGTTAGTTGATTAAGTGATGTCATAGGCTGATTGGGCTGTGAATGTGATTGACCGGACTATGTAGCTTTCGTCATTGTTTGCTATTGCCGTTACTGATGTTGATAATGTGTCTGGGACAATTCTAAAAACGCTGCTGGTCTTTTCTCCGGGTATCTTCATCAAGAATGGTGTAACGCCTTTGAGTCCCCGGAGAAACGTTAGAACCTTATTAAATTCAGATGCCCTTAAGTTTTTATAGGTTATTGATACCTTACGGGACTCGTTATTAATTCCATTAGGGGCTTGTTGGGTATAACCATCACCTAGGCCAGCCTCAAAGATCCGGTATGTATAAGACACGGATAGCTGTTGTTCATCGATCAAATTTTGCAAAGGCAGTTTCTGTATTGTCATATTGCTTTCTTCTTATTATTTAGACTGGATTAAGGATTCCGCCCCTGCGGCTTGCTGATATTATTTCTTGCTTGGCTAATGCCCTGATTGTGGCCTCTGCAACCTTAGTTCCAAGCTGATCCGCTGACTCATTACCGCTTGATTGGACTGTCACATTTACTGTTTGAACGATTGTTCCGCCTCCACCCACAGCCTTAACACCAAGTTTCCCGCCGATTCTTGTCAAGGGCATAATGGCTTCTGGTCCTGCTTCGGCCATTAGTCCGACCTTTCCACCCGCCATTGGAAATGTCATTGGACTATTAAAGACACCACCATTGGCAAATGGGACGTATGCAGGACCACCAACACCGGGTGTAAAGACGTTGCCATTGGCTGATGCCTTACCACCTAAAGCTGTGCCGATAGCACCCAACCAACCGCCACCACCAGCCATTGCATTAGCGCCTTTTTGCAAAGCATTGAATATCATCTGCTGGATAATCATCTTGGCTAAGTTGGCTAAGAATGATCTTGCAAAGTCACCGAATGACTGTTTAGCACCACTTGCAAAACCGATCATTGCATCCGCCATACCACCAGCAGCATCTGACATTGCTGTTGATAGATTTAGGATGTTTGATTCTGCGTCCTTGGTGGCGTTTGGAATATTACCAAGTGCAGTGTTGGCAGCCTCGCTAAACTGTTCAGCATTGATTCGTCCGTTCTCGAATGCTTGAGCAAGATAGGCCATTAGCTCCCGTTGCTTTTCTAGTTGGGCTGTTGGTGTGGCCTCAAGTAATGCATTTAGTTTTAGTTGGTCTGCTAGCTGCTTTTCTTGATTGATTGTTGTCTCAGCTATGGCTATGGCTGTTTGCTTCCATGTGTCTGGAGCATTTAAAAAGGCTTCAGATTGAAATAATTCAACCAGCTTTTTCTGTGTTGCTGTTAGTTTTTCACCTCCGTTACTAGCCTCTAGCATTGTCTCTGAGATAGCTGATTGCACGCTATTTTGAAGATTAACTATATCCTCCATGGCTTTACCATATGCCTTGGCCTCTTCGGACAGCTTGTCAACGTAAGTCTCTTTTTCGGCCTTTGGCTCTTTAGTC